CAAGAACCAGAAGAATAACCTTCAAAACCAACTGTTGTTGAGTTATAACGAATCATACCAGTAGCTGGTACGTATGGTCGTTGAGCAGTAGTGCCAACTGGAACTTGCAAGAAACCAAAAGTAGTAATACCAGTGACAGTACCAGCAGTTGGAATTGTACCACCAGTAACTGTATATGTAATACTTGTTGATGAAACGATACTTGTGACTAATACGCTAGTAGGAGTTCCACCAAAAAGAGTTCCAGTACCAGCAGTTGCTGTAATATTTTGCCCAACATTAAGACCAGTGGTTGAAGTCATACCACTGATTGTTGCTGTCCATGGACCAGAACCTGTAATAGTACCAATTGTTCCACCACCATAACTTCCATTTACCATCGTTAAAGATGTTAGATTAGAAAGTGAAGTAGCAGTAGAACCAAGAGCAACTGCAGTTGTACCAAGAGTAACCTGACCAGCTGCCCAAGTAGGAGCATAACCAGCACCTGCTGATTGTAAGAAAGTGCCTGTTGCACCAGCAGTAATGAAAGTAGATAAACCAACATCAGACTGAATAATTAGCTGACCAGCAGAACCACCAGCAATGTTAGTTGCAGTAGTTGCAAGAGCAGAAGATCCAGCTGAGATAGAAGAAGCAGAAACCCAAGTAGGAGCACCAGTACCGCCAGATACTAATAATTGACCTGATGTACCTGGAGTATTTAAAGCCAATCCACTAGAAGTAGAATATGGTACTGCGCCAGCAGCAGCAGTAAGAGCAGAACCAGTACCACCATATCCTAAACCAACAGCATTACCTTGCCAAACAGAACCAGTACTAAATGTTTTATTCAGAGCAGTTTGCGCAGAGATATTATTAAGCATGGTGGAACCACCACCTGCGGTAGTTCCGTCATGTAAACGAATTGTTTTTAAATCGGTATCAACAGAAAGTTCACCCTGTGCTCCAGTGAACGCATTGTTCTGTGTTGTTGTACCTCTTCGAAATTGTACTTGGGTTGACATAGTTTTCCTCTAATTGTATATATTTAGGCTTGGGCTTCTGACCAGAATAAATTAATGTTAATATTAGATGCGCCACCAGAAGCTGCAATATTCTTAACTACAACCGCAAGGACGTCTGGACCATCGGGATAATTTGAGTATCCGCCAATTGCTGAGTTAGATAATTCTTTCAAGTTTGATAAGTTAATTTCAGCATATCCACCTGGTTGACCAAGAGTTGAAAAGTTTTGTTCACCTGGACTTGCGGCAGTTGTTGTGCTTGTAGAAATCTGAGCAAATGAAGGTTGGGATCCCAAAGCAGTAGTATTTACGTTTTGCCAAGTTAATGTAGAAGCATCAATGTTTCCTGGATTTAAAATACCATATACTTGAACTGCAACGTCAGATTGAATCTGTAAATTTTGTAGTAATAACTGTGAACGATTAATTAAATCACGATCTCCAAAAGATCCAGCAATTGAGTTTGAAACTGAAGGTGCTAAACGTAAAAAGAATGCAGTTTTTGATTGTCCACCAGAAAGTGTAATACCTGTTGCAGCATAGTTAAAGTAGTAACCACGATCTTCATCGAAGTTACCGTCCATAATATATGAAGAACCCCAGTGATTAACAATCGGAGAGCAAGTACAGTTAATTAATGATACTGCGTTATATCCGTTACCAGCAGAGTGCACAGCTGCAGCACCGCCAGAAAATGTTTTAGTAGAGCCACCAACAAACATAGTAAATGATGCGCCACGTGTTAAACCAGTTAATTGATTTCCTGATTTACCTGTATAACTAATACATTCATTTTCAATAAGGACTGTTCCACCACCTGATGGAAATCTAGATGCATCATATAGCGTCATTGTAGTTGCAGTATTTGTCATATCAGAATATAAACGATCTTTTGCAGATTCATTAATTGCTTGGTAACGAACTGCAGAGTTACCAGTACGCATATATGCTTCATCGTTTACGTTGTTTTGTTTCATGCGGTGAACTAGAATCATATTTCCATCACCACCACGGCACATAAAATCAATAAAACCAGCACCATACCAAGAGAACGAAATGCCTAACATCTGCATCTTATTCAAGTTAATATTGTAACCAGAAATACCAGTACCATCAATTTTATCAATATTAAATTGAGATTGCGGAATACGTGTATCAAGTACTTGTGCCATTTTAATACCAGAAGAATTATTAACACCACGATATTCTGGATTAATTGTCATTGTATTATCATCAGTAATAGTACCTACCATGTAAGTCATACCACGAATAACAATACGATCTCCAGTTTTTAATTGCTGAGTAAAACGACAAGAACTGCCTGTTACAGTCTGCTGGCCAGCAGTCACAGAAACGTAACCTGATAGCTGATAAGTGGCAGAACGCTTAACAACTGCTAATTCCTGACCATCAAATTCCCAGAACAATCCATTTTGATCATCGAATGGACCGCAGCGAGTAGTTGCGCCAACCCAAGATTTAACAGTTACACGTGGAAGATTAGTAATAACTGCTGATGTTGAACCAAGAGTACTAGAAGCAGAAACTGTAAATACAGATTCATTAGTTATGCCAGTTACACCATATGTTCCATTATAACCAGAAGTAACAACACCTGCAATTTGAACAAGTGCTCCAATTTGTAATCCATGATCAATTTCTGTGGTTACAGATATTGTTGAACCAACAGTAGTACCAGAAGCTGAAATTTGGTCAAGGTTAATAACAGGATTAAATAAAACGCCAGAAGTCCAAAGAATACCTTTACCAGATTGGTAACGCATATACTTTTTAGTTTGACGTGAAACCGAAGCCCCATGAGAAGGTAAAAATGTACCAATATTAACACCACCATCAAATGGTCTATGTTGGACATAAGCATCAGAACGAGTATAAGTAGTTGCGGTAATACCAGAAGATGCTACAGCACCACCAACTCTAGCAGTAAAAGTAAAGGTAGTTGGAGTAGGAACAGTTTCAACAAAGAAATTACCACTCATTAAACTGTGGTTAGTTCCAACTGATGTAACTACGTTAACAATTGGTGCTCCTGGAACAAATCCATGGTTACCTGCACAAGTAACTGTAATTTTAGATGGCGATGCGCCATCAGAAACATAACCTGATACTGGTAAACCTGCACCAGCATAGAAACCACCACGACGAGCATAAGCAGAATTATTATATACTGATGTTCCTGATGTCCCTACAATACCTTTAGCGAAGAAGGTAAAAGTTGTAGTGTCTGGAACTGTTGCAACGACGAACGCACCTTCAGCACGAGCAGCGTTTGATACACCAGCGCAACCGAAGATAATAACAGGCTGAGATGCAGTAAGACCATGTGGCTGTGAACAAGTTACTGTCATAACAGATGGATTACCACCATCTGAAGTAATATTAGTCATGAAAATATCAAGACCTGGTTTTTCATAGATACCTGGGATATTACGAACATCTGAATAGTTCTGCCATTTAGTAGGCTGTAAACCATATTCAAAGTCAGCATCAATTAACGCTTGAGGTTGGGCAACACGTTGACGTTCAATAGCATCAACACCGAAAGCATATGGGCGAACAATGTTACCAATTTGTTTTGGTGCGTCAGTATAAATCGCGATTTTATCAGTAGATAACATTGATGAAGTATCAGCTGCGAATGTTACAGTTGAAACTCCAGGTTGTTCTGAATAGAAAGTAGTTACATCAGTTGAATCATATACGATAGATCCATTCTTTGTTGGATCACCAATCGCATAGATGTTTACTTGAGATGTTTTATTTGCAATAATTAAAAGTTGAGTCAGATCAACTTTACCTGGAAACTTAAGAGTACCAAGTCCTGCTGCGTTTGGAGAGAAGATGTATTTTTCAATTAACTGACGTGCCATTGTATATCCTTAGAAGCCGAAAATAATAGAGTAACCAAGATAATCTGATTTGATTGATTGGTCAATGTTGTTCAACGAAATAATACCTGTGAAACTTAGAACACCCAAATCATAGATGTTATTTGCAATACCAGTAACAGAACCTTCATCTTCACTTACATTTACACTAGCATCATATACGTAACCAAGATCAGACTGAGAAGTAGCAAAAACTGCAGAAGCAACAACTGCATTTGATGCAGCATTAATCCATGCAGAACCTGTATATGTTAAAACTTGTTGCGCTGTTGGGCTACTGATAGCAACGTCAGTTAAAGAAGAAAGCGCAGGGGATGGGGCAGAAGTCCAAGTAAGACCTGTTGGACCACGAGCAAGGTATTGTCCTGAATTACCAGTTACACCATTAATAGAAAGTAAAGTGGTAGCAGTTATTGCAACTGTACCAGTTAAACTTGGTGATGTAAGGGTTTTGTTTGTTTCTGTTGCTGTCGCAGTTAAGGAAGCAAAGGATTGAATTGTGTTGGAAGAATCTTTGAAATACAGTTTGCCATCAGCATAGTTTAATGCTAATTCACCGTATGCTAAGTCAGTTGTCAGTGGAACTTTTGCGCCAACTGATGACTTCTTGAGTAGAACGCTATTACTCATTCATCTTCCTAAAAAGGTTAAGCTGGGGTAAAAACCCCAGCAACTAATTGTATTTAGTAATTATTAATATGTTCCACCATCGATTTGGAAACCATCGATAGTAGAAGTAGCAGCACCTGCACCAGTAATATTTAAACCAATGTACATTGTTTTAGCAACTGATAAACCACCACTTAATACAACTGGGGCAGTACCAAGAGCAGCTGCATCAGTGCTACTAGTAAAGGTCACATTACCAGAAGCAGAAATAGTTGTTCCACTAAAAGAAGATAATGTAATAGTTTTATTGCTTAAAGATTCAGTACCAGCTAAAGTTGCTAGAGTACCAGTAGTTGGTAGTGTAAGAGTAGTGTTTGCAGTAGCAGTGAATGTTTGGCTAAATGCGCCAGCGTGACTAACTGCACCAGCAGAAGTAAAACTACCACCAAGTGTAATAGTGTTAGATCCATTATTAACACCAGTACCACCATAAGTAGCACCAATTACAGTTCCCTGCCAAGTACCAGTAGCAACAGTACCTAATGTAGTAATAGATGTTTGACCAACATAAGTTGATGCAATATCAATGTTATCTGTAAATACAGAGATACGGTTTGCAGTACCAACTACGTCAATAGTATTACCAGACTTAGTTAAACCAGCACCAGCAGTAATTTGACCAGCACCAGAGAACTGGCTGAATGTAATCGCTGTAGTACCAATAGTAATGGCACCATCAGTTGAAACTACATAACCATTATCCTGTTGAGTAGTACCTTCTTCAACGAAGAAGAATACACCTGGAGTAACTTCAGTACCTGGAGAATTATCAAAGTCAGTGGCACGAGTAAGAACCCAGTTTGTAGAACCAGAACCAACAGTTGTAACAGTATATACACCATTTTGTAAACCAGCTGCTTGGTCTTTAATAAGAACACGTTCATTAGCATTAAGAGCAATGCTATCAAGAGTAAACGCAGCTTGTGTACCAGCGTTAGTTAATGTAGCGCCAACGCCACCAGTTCCGTTTGAATATGTTACTGTTAGCGCAGCAGTAGAAGCAGCACGAACAGATGCTTTAACATCGAGACCATTAGATAATGAGTCAACATATGCTTTAGTAGCAAGGTCAGTTGATTGTGTAGGATCAGCAGCGTTACCAACACGTTTACCACCAACGTCAACAATACCTGTTCCGTTTGGAACTAAGTTTACGTTAGTGTTTGTACCACCAGCAGTAAAGGTTAATGCACCAGTACCAGTAATAGATCCGTTTGTTGTACCAGTACCACCATTCGCTACTGGTAAAGTACCAGTAACACCACTTGTTAGTGGAAGTCCAGTGGCATTAGTTAATGTAACAGAAGATGGTGTTCCAAGTGCTGGAGTAACTAGAGTTGGGCTAGTTGCAAAAACTAATGCACCAGAACCAGTTTCATCAGAAATAACACCTGCCAATTGGCTAGAAGTAGTTGATGCAAACTGAGCAAGAGTACCACCTTGGTATGCAACTGTACCACCAGCACCAAACGCAACAGAAGAAGAATCAGTACCAGTAAATGTTAAAGTATTACTTACTGTTAGTGTCTTACCATCAGCAATTGTTAATGTAGATGAAGTTGCTGGAGCAGTGATTGTTACTTTATTAATTGTTGTAGCTGACGCAACACCAAGAACTGGAGTAATTAGAGTTGGAGTATTGGCAAGAACAGCTGCACCAGTACCAGTAGTAGCAGTAATGGAAGTGCCATTGATTTTAAATACGTTACCAGTACCAGCAGTATCAAAAGTTTTATTAGTAAATGTATCTGTAGTTGCTCTACCAACTAAAGTATCAGTAGAAGTTGGTAGTGTTAATGTTCCAGTATTTGTAATACTAGAGATAACTGGAGAAGTAAGAGTCTTATTAGTAAGAGTTTCTGTGCCAGCTAATGTTGCTAGAGTACCAGTAGTTGGTAGTGTAAGAGTAGTAGCACC